CTCTCATGGTTTCTTCAAACATATTGAAATGCTTCTCACATATATTGTCAAGTCCATCTACATGCTCACCAGCATGAGATCTTGCAACAGGATCTAAGAACTGTTCTTTAATTTTATAATCGGGATCTATTAATTTATAGAATGATGTTCCTGTATCCTTTTCTGGTTTATTATTCAAATATATGACACCAGCACCAAGAGCACCAAATGTTGTATCAAGATGAATGATACCTTGGCCATTAGATTCAATCTTTTGAAACTCCATCTCAACATTAAAGTTGACAGGATTATTCAAATCCCAATAGTATCCAAAGATCTTCTCTAGAATAGTATCAAATAACTGTTGATCCAATTCATATATTTTATTCTTAGAAGCAACACCAGGATAATTTGTATGACCTGGATCATTATATTCTGTACTTTCTGCTAAATCTAAAACATAATCAGGATCATCAAGGAAGTCATCAACTACGAGAGTTGGAAATAATTTCATTAACTAGTTTTGCCAGTTGGTTTGTTCTCCCATGTGATATCACCCCATGTATCCACAATGTAAGCATGGATGTAATGGTCAGCATCAGGGCATTGTGATTCTAACGGAAACCATGCAGCAGCGAAAGTACCTGCTGCTGCTTCTTCATCAAATGAAATAGTATTAAATATTCCACCCTGTTTAATGATGTCTAACACATAATCATCCACAAGAGATGTATAGTATGTGGTAACAGTTGCTTTCTTAGTTGCATCTAAACTATTATATTTGTCTAGATTGAAATGTAACACGTACTTTTGATACCTCTGTGCATAACATGCAACGAGATCAAATACCGATAGATCATTACCTTGTATAATCATAACTAACTCCCTAGATTATCAATCTCAGTTTGACATTCTGCAAGCAACTTATCTAAAAATGCTTTCTTCTCTGCTGTAGTATACTCAGCATCAAAGTGTGATGCTTGAGCAGCCTTAACATTATTATACTCAGTAATGAAAGTATCAAAGTATGCTCTCTCAGTAAATGACTTAGTAAGTAAATAATGTGCCATTCTATCTCCATACCTCTTGAGATAATGACCTGCTAGTGGTAAGAACTGATCATCTGTTGCTAGGTAATCATTACCAGCATTCTCAGTCTTGTATATTTTATTATAGAAATCAGGTGAGATAGGAAACTTAGTACCCTCAACATTAGTGGAGAATTCATTTGTTGCAGGTATATCTCTAAGTTTAGTTCTATACAATGTATACTGTGCTTTAGCATCAGCATCAAGTGGAGAATCTGGACCTAATGACCAATCAGTCTCAGTTAATAAGAAATCTCTTGCAAGTCTTACTGATAGTGGAGAAACCGCTTTTGCTTTAGCATACATAGCACCCAGTTCATTCTGGAACTCTGTATTCTCAATGGCATCAATAGCATACCATCCTTCAACTAACTTGTCTTTGAATGTGTCAGCGACAGAACTGGACACCTGTTCCATCTCATAGTCTTTCCATTCGTTAGTATTAGTCTTGAAGTTCATGACATACTTTCTGCGTTTAGCAGTGTATGTACCATTACTATAATAATAAAATGCTATTAATTTATCCTTATCAGTATCCCATGTAGGGTACATCAAAGGAACTAACGTGTCAGTCCAATATGTTTGTGGTATTGGCTTAGGTGTACCATTATATGATAACTCCTGTCCAATAACATTTAATTCAACTTGTAATACTGGTTCGCTTGCCATTGTGCTATTATATCTCCATTAGTATTTAGAATGCTTTGATTAAGTACTTACAAGTAACATAGGGTGTAATCAAAGGTACATCATAATCTGGGTCAATAGTTGCTTGTGGTTCAACTTTAGTTGTTGATTTCAAAGTTGTTGTAACATCACTACAACCAAGACCAGAACTATATGTTATACCTGTTCCTGTTTCACCTTGTATATTATATTCTAAGAAATCAACTGCGTTTCTTTTAATAGCACCAGATGAATTAACAAATACCAATGTTGTTGCCTTCTCTCTAAAATATATGAATTCACATATACCATAATGGTCAAAGTCTCCACCACCAGAATGATCTTGTCCACCCTGTTCAGATCTTTCTTGATATAATCTAAACTTTGTAGCTGGTGCTTTAGCAGCTGCTGGTAATGCAACAGTATAAGTATACCATTTAGTATCACCTGCTGTACCATCGTGTGCAACACCTGTTCCACATTCAGGAACAATCATTCCTGTAAGAGGATCAGTTCTAGATGCTGCTGGATTAATAATAGTATCAATATAAACCCAGTTCATAGAACCTGCTAATTGATACTCCACTTTCAATCCTTCCTCTGGTACATCACCACCATTAACACCATTACCCCTACATGCTTTGATACCAAAGTAGTTAACAGAACTAGTATCTTGTGACTTTATTACCGCCCACCTATCTCTATTAGTAGATCTACCTGCACCACCAAACTTCAAGAAGTTTGTATAAGGGGCAGCACTACCACCTAATTGTAGTGTGTTCACAGAAACATTAGAGAATATACTAGTAAGAAATGATCCTCCACCAGCACCATGTAATAAGTAAGCATATGGTTGTTCAGTATAACCTGTGTTTGTACCACCAGCAGTACCAAGAGCAACTCCACTGACTACTCCACCTGCAACTGTTACTGTTGCTTGAGCATGTCCTGTTCCTGTTTGGTCATAACCAGTAGCAGTTGGTGTACCATTATTAGATTTACCACCACCCAAGAATAATACTGTTGGTAATTGTGTAGATGGAAGTTTGAAGTTACCACCAGCACCTGTACCACTACCATTACTATTAATACTAATATCAAATATTGTTTGTGTTTGAGATCCAGATTCAATTACATCACCAATAGTAGTAGTTTGTTGTGGATTTTCATATCCTGTTATTGTTCCTACACCTACCTTAACATATCCATTATTGCCAGCAGCAGTAGTTCCAGAATTATTACCACCTGGATTTACAGAAGCACCGCCAGCACCAACGGTAATATTAATTGTTGAGGGATTTCCTAAATCAGACCAGTCTCTATTACCATTCCAAGAAGCACCAGATCCACCACCACCACCACCAGCAGTCCAATAATTAGCATTATAATCTATTTCAAGTCTTGCAGAACCATTCTGATCCTCATGTGCTGCTAATGTACCAGATGAGAAATAATTACTTTTATATTCAGAAATTCCTTGTTGTCCACCATATCCACCTTGGTGTCCACCCCAAGAACCAGGAGTACCACCTGGTCCGCCAGGAGCACCACCACCACCATAATTACTACCACCACCAGGCGGTGGATTTGCTGGAAGGGTAGAACCAGAAGAGACACCAGCACCACCGCCGCCTCCACCGCCACCTACGCAACCATATCCACCACCTACTCCACCAGCACCAGTACTAATAGTACCAGATGAAGATGACTGAAGACCAGTATATGTTCCTGCACCACCAGGATATGCACCACCTGATTGTCCTGGACTTATAGAATTATCACCTTGAGGATCTTCTCCTCCGTCTGCACCAGCACCTCCACCACCACCAGCACCAGCGACAGTTTGTGTGCCTCTTCTTAATACAGTGACAGCACCACCACCACCTCCATGTCTACCAACATAATTAGAGTTTGCGTTAGTAGCACCTTCTCCACCATATCCACCATTAGCACTCATAGAATTAGTTCCTTCACTTCTACCAGTAGCACCATTACCAATAATAACATTCCATCCTGGTGAAGGGATGGAATTGAAAGTTGATATCTGATCTTCAGCCATCTCAAGTGTAACTAATGCACCATATCCACCCATGTTATTATTTCCGTCACCACTTGCTAAAACTAAATTCTTAACACGTGTTTCTATAATATAACTACCTGTAGCTAATGTAAGAGAAATATCTTCATTACCTGTACCAGGAAGAGATCCACCATAGGTTATCGCTCTATCAATTACAACAGTATAAGGTGATGTTGCTTCCATTACCTTTATCCAACCATAGTTGTCAGACTCTATCCTGATATTATATGTGTCAGCAGTAAGATATTTTACAGTAGTATGTGTCTGCCATGAACCAGCCCAAGGATCGTCAACATTATTAGCAGGTAATGATGGGTAGATACCATAGTTAATCATGTGTGATGTCCAACCATTACCAGGATTACTATGAGTACCTGTAGCTACCCAACTACCTTTTTCAGTAAGTGAATTGGTAACTTCTGTTCCATTACTTCTAGTCAAACGCCATGCTAATGATGCTGGATTTTGATACCAATTGTTAGCTGTTCCTCTATTCCATGCATTTCCACCTCTTCCACCTTTAAGTGTGAATTTAACAGTATCAATTCCAAAAGTAGGAGCACCAGTAAAAGATCCATCGGAATATAAAGTTTGATCATACGTACCAGACTGTCCTCCCATCAATACTCTTTTACCATCAGATCCCTTACCATAAGCACCACTACTTGCAGTTGATGCACCTCCAGTACCACCGCCACCTGGATCAGTTTCTTGATCAGCTTCTAAGTAATGAGTATTTGCTCCAGCAGTTCCTGCTGTTCCACTACCCCCTACAGTACTACCTGTTAGAGTTCCAGTCTCTGTTGCTGCTCCACCTTGTCCACCTTGTCCACCAACTTCATTAGATCCAGCAGCTCCACCTTTTTTACCACCACCAGCAGATAAAACTAAAGCTGATCCAACAGTTACTGTACTAGGATCACCATCATCACCAGAAGTCTGACCTGCTGCTCCAGATCCACCACCACCATAAATCTCATAAATTAATAAATCTGGAACACCTGAAATAGTACTAGTATTAATAGTATAACTACCAGGATTTGGATATTCCCATGATTGTGTATAATCATAAATTGGTTTTAGCCCAGTTTCTATTATTCTACCACCAATATCCGATGTAGTAGCAAATTTTAATAGTGTTGGGTTTCCTATCTGTGTTTGAAATTCATATGATCCTGAATTTGAAGCACCAGATGCTTGATAAAATTGATCCTCATATGGTATTTCTGTAGCAAAACCTGGCTGTGGTGAATATGAACTACCAGTTGCATTTGATCCATCAGGAACATTCTTAATTGCTCCTACATTCTCAGTACCACCCTTATAATCCATATAATCATAGGTAGCAATAGTATTATTTGTATAAGGCAACCGTAATAAAGCATGGGAGTGTTCTAATACAACTCCTCCAGTTGGTGTCCAAGGACTTATTCTACCATTTCTTCCTTTATAACCCTGTAAATATCTATCACCATGAGCTTTACCTGGAGCTGTATTTACTCCTGGTATAGTATGAAGTACTGTATGAAAGTGTTGGAAAATAGAACCTAATTTCTTTTTCTCCATTGTCACTGTAACTTTCTGAGAACCAATAACTGAACACTGTACCGTTTCAACTACCTTATCATATCCTGTAGTTGTTATTCTACCCAATGAAAAATAATCATCCTGTTGATTCTGATCAAGATACCATGCACCACCTGTTAAACCAACAGTCATAGATGCATTGCCGATTGTAGGTGAATTCTGTCCAAATACAGGACCATTACCAACAATCTTTCTAGTAACAGTATCAGGAACTTTAAATGTACCTAGATATGCTTCTCCATAATAATCAAATACATTAGCAGTAGTAATACCTTGAATGACTCCAGCACTGCTTAACCTAACAGAAAATGTAGCACTAGTTCCATCTGCTACTGTGACAGTTGGTTCAGAGGTATACCCTGCACCTGGATTTAGAACATCTACTGTTAGAATACCACCATTAGCATCAACTGTCTTAACAACAGCAGTTGCTTGTACTCCACCAGCAGGGGGAGCTGATATAGTTACAGCAGAAGTTGTTGCATATCCAGATCCAGCAGCAGTTACATCAATACCACTACTAGCTCTTCCACCATAATGAACACCAAGTATCTCATATAATGTTGGATAATCTTTGATATTATATTCCGTTCCATCACAATAAAGATAACCATCATGTGTATAAGCAGGATCATCATCATTCTGATATGCATTACCAGCGAAATCTTCTAACCTATGAAGATTAGTTGCTTTATTAATGAACTCATGATCATAAGTATTAGCACCAGACTTTAAATTTGATACAATAGTACCAACTGGTGTAGTATCCTGATAACAATCAGTATAAAATCCTTTTCTATTATTTCTATAACTTTGTACCATGATTATATCTTAATTAAATACTCCATTACAATGAAGGGTTGAGTTGCTGAATCAATAGATATAGATTTATCCACTCCAATATCAAATGTTGTTTCTAAATTCTCAGGGTCAATTGATATAGCATCAGTCTTCACCTTATATGTATGGTCCCCCTTTTCTAATCTAACTCTATGACTATGAGCAGTTGGTATAGTTCCTGCTGTTATTGGAATATCAGCAGTATCAGTGTACTCATTTTCCACATCAACAATACCTTGTTGATCAACAGCAGCTTGATTTGATTGAAGAGGTACAATATCAGTTAGAGCATTACCAAGATAATCAGTTGGCATTCCAACAGCACCTGCAATATATGTTGGTTCTACTTCTAAATTAGGATAATAATTAGATGTTGATCCATTATTACCCTGTGGATTAGTACATCCAAATAGCAACCACATCCTACTTCTGTATTTTATAGTATTAGAATCATCAGGTGAACCAGCTAATGTACGTCTATCAACTGTAAATGTTGCATTATTAAGACATCCATATTCAAATCCTTGCCCAGTTCCAATTCCATATATTACAGTCCCTTCCTGTGAATCATTGTGTCCGACACAACCACCCCAATAAATTGTTTGTGCTCCTGCTCCACTTTGCCAAAGTGGTTTTCCAGCATCACCAGTACCAGCATTCGGGTTCCATGCGTCTAACATTAAACATGGTTTCTGAGCACTACCAGGGGGATTAGAATTACTACCAGCATATCTTGTTGCATCCATCCAAGATTGAAGAGGAATAGTTGAAGCATTCTGCAATCCAGTCCTTCCTCTTGCTTTTGGATGATCATTATCTGTTTCTGAAATGTCTGGTTGTGCTCTTAATCTAGATCTTGATGTATTAGAGAAATGTAAATGTGGGTGTATTGAATTTTCTTCTGGTCCTTCTATTTCTGTATAATGACTAGCACCTGCATATTCCCACCCAGGTTTTCCTCTAATCTCAACTTCTTGAGATGGAACATTAATACTTCCACTATAAGAAATTCTAACATTAGTATCACCAATCGCTGCATCTGCATCTATACCAATACCAGATCTACTTTTCTCAGTATTTGTAGTAGTATCAACCTTTCTCACATTATTATATACACCAGCATTAGCACCCGTTGTAGGTTCAGGATACTTAGAACCTAAATCAGGAACCATAAACTGATTATCATTTAAACTATCAAAATCAGTACCATCTAAATTTTTTCTAATAAATTTACAACTAGACCCTGCACCACATATATCAGCAAGTCTTGGATAATCCTTTACAAAATATTTTGTTCCATCACACTTTAAATAACCTGCTGGTAATGATTTTTTATTATTTGATATGTCTGGTGTACCTTCATAAGGTACTGGCCAAGCAATAACCTGTCCTGTTAAGTGACCATATTTTGCTCTTTCTTTATTATAGAATACTGCCATTAGTATGCCTTGATGATGAATGTCATTGTTAACGAAGGTTGAGTAGTATCTACTGCTATATTTAACGCATTTTCAATACTTTGTGCTGCTAATGCACTACCATCAGCATCAGATGCTGTGTGTGATGGTGGTCCTACCATAGTTCCAAGAGTCTGTGCTATTTCAAAACTACCATGATTATGAGACTGGAATGATGATTCCAATGGATCTTTTGCTGTTGAACCAGTATTCAATGTAGTTGGATACGTACCATCTCTAAATTTTAATCCAGTTACAACAGTTCCCCATCCAGCAACAGTTTCTACATCACCAGTACCCATATTTTGATTTAATAATAACTTATAATTACCAGATGCTGCTGTATTGTTAGCATCCTTTACCCATTCTATTGATTGAATATATGTTCCTTCAGGTATCCACTTATACTTATCATCAGTACTTGCTGTTGTAACATACATTAATGGACGAATTAAATCCCATTGCTTCCATGTATCACTACCAGTACCATACTGTTGACTAATATCAGTACCATCAGGTAAAATAATCTCGTTTGATCCTTCTGTTAATGTGACACTACCAACTACTTTTGCTGATCTTTGTTCGGGAGAATCTTTAAGACCATCAGATCTAGTAGGTGTAGTTCCACCAAGAGGAGTATAACCATAGAAGTTTGCTCTATTCCTATCTTCCATAGGTCTAGGGAACATACCTTTAAATGCAGGTTGAGCATGAGTAGATACTGGATCTATATCAACAATCTGATCTGTATTTCCGTCTCCTGGTATAGTCTGTTTATATGATACTGTTTTAGGTCCAGCACCCCTAGTAGCTCCTCTCCAGTTATTAGCACCAGCAGGAACTGTATCCCAATAATTCTTACCAGCATTTACACCATCAGTGGAAAATTCAAAGAATGATCCAGTTCTAGGTAATGTGTGTTCATAAGTAGCATCTCCATACATTGACATAGCAGTAGAACCATTATTCCAACTAGTTGGTTCAGCATCTTGAAATGAACAGTTAAATGGACCATGAGTACCAGGACAGTTATTACTGAAACTAATACTACCTGTCATAGAAACACCACCATCAGTTTGAAATACCATTGGTCCTTTTTGGTTTGCTTGAACAGATGCTATACTATCAGTATGACTATGTGATGGTGTATGGTTAATACCTAGTTTACGATTTAATGTATAAATTGACTCTAGAAAATCAGGTGCAGTTAATACAAAAGAAGTATATTTAAAATATAAATTACCACTCAAATTCAAAGTGAAATCTATATCAGAATTAGCAGACCACGATGTTTTAATATCAACAGTCTCCCCATAATCCGAAACCAATGATCCTAGTTTAGTTCCATTAGCATCAATAACAACATTCTTAGGATCTGTTTGACCCTGAAAATACTTGCTCTGATCTAAATGAACTGGTTCTAAATCAAGAGGTAAACTATTTGATAAATTAGGTAATCTAAATGTTGCTGTATTTGATCCATCATTAGGATCAACGTATGGAAATG